ATAACAGCAGTGGCCATGCACAATCCATTAAAGGTTTCATTTGGCAAATTAGTTAAGTACGATTCGTATCTAAGCTGTGAAGGATAAATACCTTTAGGACCTAACTCTATATTGTCACTAGTGATTTGCATATCAAGTTGTCTATATAGCAATTCACCCATTTTTCTCGTACACTCAGCTTCGAGCGGAAAATAGTCCACCATGTCTTTCTGCGGACCGCCCTCTAAGAAATTGACTAACACAAAATCCGTGTTTGGTATGTGATAGTACTCACTAGGTGTGATCACTGAACTAAAGTTGTTACCTATTACATCAGGCAAGGATCTCATTAGGGTAACTTTGACATTACCACGGGCAACAAGGGTATGAGATGGTAATAACCAATAAGAATTGGCTATAGGAAAAGCATTACAAAATGCTGGTTTTCCATTATCATACTCAAATCTAGCTTGCACTAATTTCTTTGATACAAGATTCCTCAATTGATCATAAGTCATAGTTTTGGCCTTATCCGAAACTGGTACGGAAGTACGCACGCAAGTAGCCCACATGTTCTGTCTGACTTCTTCATCCGGAGCAGGTCGTGAAACACAATTACCATGAGCACTAAACTTGGAAAAATGTTTATACATACGGTATAATGCAAACAAGGAGGATACCGACACCAAAAGCGACAATATCTTCTTGTCTAACAAGATAGGTTTCAAGTACGTTAAATATGCTGATTCAGCACTTCTCCCGCACTTCTTGACCAGTTGCCAACCGTACATACTATTAATCCAATTAAGGAATTTCCTATAACACACTCGGAAGAAAATAGAGCTCAAAGGAGTCATCCAGTACGAACATATTCCAGAACATACCAGAATTGTGTTCATACACATAATACAACCAACAAAGGTGAAAATAGGATAAGCACAAATACATTTCAAAGTCCATAGAACATATTCTGATTCAAGGTAACCAGATTGAAAAGCAAACGTTTCAGGATCATCATAACTATCATAAGAAGGACATGAAATGCTATCACTTTCTGAACCACTACTACCATCAATATCTGACAGTGGCGATTCATAAATAACTTGCGACTCATCAACTTCCCTGAGTTCATCTAACTGACATTAACTGCATCTGGTACCTAATACGCCATGTGGACACGGTTCTAGTTCATCATATCTACTGGCATCGGCTACTAGGGCATCTTGTTTCTCGAAGTGTTCGCGTGACTTGATCGTCAAGAATCTCATAAGTTCTTCCAATGTTATGTTCTCCATTCGCCTACCTTCATGAGTAGCAACGGTATACACTGGGGATTCTTTATTAGCATTGGTAACGCCTTTAACAGTCTGAACTGTCATAAGCCAAGGATCTTCATTAGCTACACGATGGCCATTAACCATACTATAAGAAAGTTTAGAAGCGTCCAAACCATTACCACCATCTAATCTAAAGGCTGGATGTATATTCACGTCTATGGTGTAGGAAAATCTTCTAACTACCGAAACCGGGCTGTTACTGTACATATGTGCATCCAAAGATTTAATATTGGTGGAACCAATCACTAATTTGGGGCGCATATAAACTATGCCTTTGAGCTCCACTTCAGCTTTCAAACAAGGTCGCTGGTCATTGTTAAACAAAGAATTCAAAGCATCTACAGGGTTGACTTTAACCATTGCTGGCACAGTATTCATCAAGTCATCTAATAGTATAGCTATTTTTGAAGCATCATATTCACTATCGAAAGCATCATTGAGGTTCTTTGACATTATATTATGCGATTTAGATGGAAATCCATTAACCTTTAGTAATTGATGAGCTAATCTTTTAGATAGCACAGATTTACCTATACTAGAATTACCAAATAACAATAAACCAAAAGGAACAACTTTGATTCCCATCCTCTGACGAGCCAACATAAAACGTGTTCGCAATTTCTCAAGCTCCAAGAGTCTATATGAAAAATAGTGTTTCATTGCTGGTACCTCTTCATTTTTATCTCTATAATCTTTGGTTTGAGCTATAGCAGCATATAACTTATCTGCGAATTCAGCCTCGTCCATACCAATAAGATGTAAGTTGCTCGACATAAGCATAGGTAGCTTTGATAAGAGCATAGAACAGGTATCGTCATAGTAAGAAAAATCTGCTTCCTCGTTTCGGAATATATCGGCGGCCACACCTGTATTGAAATAAATTTGCAATCTCTTACAAATAAAATCTAGGGTATCACCGACACACTCAACGAAATCTAAACTACTGATATTCCTCTTAATGCTAAGGTTAAGCAAAGAAAATTTTTCTTTAGTAAACTCATAAGTAGTGTATTTGTTACAAATAGCATAACTCATAGCGTAAGACAGAAAAGTATGCATCTTCAAGGAGAACTCGTTATTCTTGATAAATTTCAAATTCCTCGTAAAACTCTGCATACCACGGCGGAAATCTTCGAATCCTGCTTGCTGCTTAAAACGATTATCACACTCAAATGTGTCAGCGAATAACTCCATAAAGTAGTCACTAATGACAACACAAAAAGCGTGATTCATGTATAAGCGTGCAAAGCATGTTATAGCATGAAGTATGTCTTCGGGGGTTCGTGAGATATACAACATGCGCAACATCTGACAGAAGGCTTCCAACTCTCTCGTCGTTCCAAATCCTGCAATCTTGTCTAGCATTTTAGATCCAGATTGCGGTGTAAATCTCATCATCTTTCGTCGATTCTTACTCGAAGCTCTACGCTTGCGTTTGATTCTCGTCTGCCAATTGGCATTCTTACGAGTTCTCACATATTTGCCCCAGGACTTCACGTCCTCATAGGCATATTCATCAGGGGTTTC